ATGAAAACATTATTTGAAAGATTTGAAGTATTAGAGGACCCTCGCGATATTAGAGGAAAAAGATATAAATTAATAGATATATTAATAATGACAATATATGGTATATTGTGTGGTTTAAAGGACTTCACAAATATAGCTGATTTTTTAGAATTAAAAGAAGAGTACTTTACAAAATTATTAAAATTAAAAAATGGAACTCCGTCACACGATTGCTTATCAGATGTATTTGCAGCAATAGATAGTAAAAAATTTATGGAGATATTTATTGAATGGACAAAAGAAATAATAAAAAATAAAACCAATAAAAATATAAGTATTGACGGAAAAGCAATAAAGTCAGCGACGGATACAATAAATGGTGGAAATATACCATATATAGTATCAGCGTTTTTAGGCGATGTAGGAATATCTATTGGCCAAGTTAAAGTTAATGAGAAGTCAAATGAAATAACAGCAATACCAGAATTATTAGATTTAATAAATATATCAGAAGCCCATATAACAATAGATGCTATTGGAACACAAGAAAAAATAACAAAAAAGATAGTAGAAAAAGGTGGACATTATGTTTTAAAAGTAAAAGAAAATCAAAAAGAATTACAAAAAGATATAAGAAAATATTTTGATGGAATCAATAATTTGAAAGCCCATAAGGATATCATATATAAAATAGTAAAAGACAAGAGAAATCATGGAAGAGAAGGAAAACGAGAATATTACTTAAGTTATGGTGTAGGAAACATAGGAGATAAGAAAAAATGGGAAACAGTAAAAGCAGTAGCATTTGTGAGAATAGAAAGAACAATAGGAGATGAAACAATACTAACAGATAATTATTATATAATAGATTATAGAATTGATATAGATAAATTAGAAGAAGTTATAAGAGGACATTGGAATATAGAATGTGGTAGTTTTGGTACAAAAAAGATACCATTACAAAGGAAATTAACAAGATATATGCTAGATTTTACCAATATAGAGAGATTGATATTTGAAATAATTCCTGGAATAACATAAAGAAATATAGACTTTAGTAATTTCTTCGAAGAACGGACGAGCAATGCTCGCCCCTACAAATTACTCAATTATTTTTAAGCGATTGCCATATTTTTATTGACAAAACATGTTGTTTAATGTTAAATTAATAATATAAAAAAATCAAAGGAGGAAAAGAAAAATGAAAACAACAAATGAACAAAGCTTAAAAAGAAACAAAGGTATAACGTTAATAGCGTTAGTCATAACAAAACTCGTGCAGGTGGCTTAAAATAAGGGCTTGCAAGGCTTTTTGTATATTATCCGTGTATTAGCCACCGCACTTTAGAGCACTTTAGGAGCATTTTTCTAATCTCGTTAACAAATTATTTTGCGAATCAAAAGTTAAAAATTCATAATTGTTTGTATAGTATCTTTCATCCACAAGTGAAAGATATTTTTGATAATCAAATAAATTTTCTATCTTGTCAATTTCCGCTTGCAATTCTGCAATAGTCTTATGTACATATACACTATCAATTAATACTTTAGGGGAATGTCCCATTATTAATTGAGTACAAAGTTTATTGGCACCAGCGGCATCCATAAAAGTTGCAAAAGTATGTCTACCATCGTGTGGCATATGAGATAATTCTAGTTGTTCCATTATTTTCACATATTTATCTCGATTATAGTTAGAATACTTCATCTGGTGACCTTCAGTATTTTGGATCAACCATTTTGAGCCAGAAGCTACGGCCGCATTATAATACTTTTCAAAGAATGGTCTAACAAACTTACTGATAGGAACTTTTCTGTTTTTACTACTAGAATTTTTTATACCACATATAAAATAATTTTCATCCAAGTGAACTTTTTCTGTTTCAACCAAAAGCAACTCACTAGGTCGGACACCACTAAATATCATCATTAGAATAGTGTCAGTATAACGATATATGTGTAGAGATTTGTATAGTTTCTCTATTTCTTCTGCAATAAAAGGATTACGGGCTAGAACCCTCTCTGGTCGCTCGCCCAAATCAATTTCACATTTACAATAGTTTTTCTTAACAATATCGCACTCCATAGCATAGTCAAACATCTGACTAATTAGCATCTTCATTCTTTCCTTACCACTAAAAGTTTTATCGCTGTCAGTAATGACAGTTTGGATTTGATGTTTTTTTATTGTTACAAAAGGTAAATCATGAATCGGAGTACATGCCTTAAAAGCATTTTTATAGCTTAACATCATAGAATGGCTTATTTTAGGGAATTTATTAAAGGACCATTTTTCATATACTTCTGCAAAAGTAATTCTACTAGCATCAATATCATAAGGGTCTGTATTATATTCAGTAAGAGCAGACATGGCCTCCTTATATGTTGGAAAACTGCCAATATTTTTAAATAATTGTTTACCAGTTTCCTCATCCCATCCAACAGTAATACGGGCAATGTAGGGTTTTCTCCTATTGCCACTAGCTTTATAAACACATCCAAAACCATTTGGATTTCTCATAATATAATCTCCTCCATTTCGATAGAAACCAACGAAATGAGGTATCCCGAGATTTACATAATTTGTAAAAAACTTGAAATTATGCTATAATAATAAGAAAGGGATTGTTAAATGTCGAATTTTACTAAACTATGTCAAATCTTACAAGAGAATGACATAGACCTAGAAGCAGTATTATTATTAATTTATTACCTAATGAATGATACAAATGAATAATTACTGTTTCGGAAACTTTTGGAGTAAATCCTTAAATTTTAAGATAAACTCTAGAAAAGAGGCAAGTTCTTCATCTGTAAGATCCTGCTTTTTTTCGTTGTCTCCAGCATAGAAATCTTCAATCATTGTCGCAACCTTTTTTAAGGTCTCGGAATATTTTCGTTCGTTTCTAATGGCAGAACGATATCTCAAATAGTCTAAAGAGCAGTTAAAATAATCGCATAGTGCTTCTTCAAGTTCGACATCAACTTTTGAGGTTTTACCACTTTCATACCTACTAAGTTTTTGTTGTCCACAATTGATATTTTTTGCTAAATCTTCTTGACTCAAGTTTCGTTCGTGCCTTAATTCAAATAACCTATTTTTCATAAGTATATCAACTCCTTTAACTGTATTATACAAAAATTTTTTGTACAAGTCAACAAGTTTTACACAAAAAATGAGTAAAAAAATATTGACATACATAAAAAATGAGTATATAATCTTTTTGTACAAAAGATGTGTGTACAAAAATAATGAGAGGTGGTAAGCGATGAAAAACAACATTAAAACAATACGAAAGAAGAAGAACATAAGTCAAAAAGAGTTAGCCAAATTTTTAAGAGTTACACAGCAGGCTGTATCATATATGGAAAATAACGATGTCGAAGTTCCAACTAAAAGGAAAAAGAAAATATCGGAAAAATTGAATGAAGATGTCGAAACAATATTTCCAGAAGTAAAACTGCTAAAAAAATAGGGCTTATTTTTTTGCACCTTATTACACAAAAAATAAGTAAGTATTTCAATTCCTACACAAAAAACGAGTAAGAAAGGAGGGCAAAAGTATGTGGAAAAAAATATAACAATTCAAAAAGCAGCAAGGCTAATGGGAAAATCAGAACAATTTATTAGAGTTGGGTTAAGAAATAATAGGTTCCCGTTTGGGTCTGCAGTAAAACTAAGTTCAAAATGGACTTATTACATATCACCAATCCTATTTTATCAACACACAGGAATTACAGAAGAAACAAAAAAAGTACAAAGCGAAACTGATTTAAATCTTGCAGGAGCTAAATAGTTTTTCTTTGCACTAAATTAAATAATTAATTTAAAACATTATAGCACAAAGCATAACAAAATGTAAAGGCTCTAGGAGGTAAAAAAAATGGAGTTTGAGAATGCAAATTTTGGTACTTGTAAATTACTATTATGTGATTACAAAAAAGGGGCTTGCTTAATAGAAATTGAGGACAAGAATAGAACAATGCCTTTTGTAGTTACAACAAGAATATTAAAAGATGGTACATGGGCAAAAGCAGAATATTATTCAACAATAGAAAAAGCCAGAGAAAACTATATATCAATGATATCAGAAGGTAATGGATAAGTGATAGCAGAACTAACTAATCGTGAAACGATATTACTTAAACAAAGTTATGAATACAAAGACTTTATAAAAGAAGAATTGCAAGGGGCGAGATGGAAAAAAGATATTCTAGCTTGGGAAGTGCCGTTCACAATAGATAATGTTAGAAAACTACAAGTAACAAGATGTGAAATGGATACACAAATAATAGAAAAATATAATAAAAAAACAGAAGATATAAGAGCAGTAACAACAGAAAAAATGGCAAGCGAAACAACAGAAATAGAAACAATGCCAATAAAACTAAAACCATACCAACATCAAATAAAAGGCTTTAATATAGCATGCAGATTGATGAATTTATTTAAGAAAGAGGAATAAAAAATGGATAATAAAATAATTGATTTTTCTAACAAAAGAAAAGTAGTAAGTGTTGAAGCAATAGATAAATTTGTGAACAAACCACAAGTTACTTTGAAAGTAAAATTTGATGATGATGAAATCCTAATCTTGGATCTAGAACTATTAGGACAAATCACAGAAAGTGTAATAAAAGAGTTAGAAGAAATGGAAAAAAGAATGTCTAAAAACTTATGCACGAGTTTTTTAGCTGCTCTTCTAGCAATAGGAGGAAATAAAGAATTTAAAAAATTTATAAAAGATAACCTAAAATAAGGAGGACATTATGCCAGGAGCAGCACTATTAATGGATATGGGAACAGGAAAAACATTAACCACTATTGCAGTAATGGGTAGGGGATACTTAAACGGAAAAATAAAAAAAGTATTAGTAGTATGTCCAGCATCAGTTCTTCCAGTATGGGAAAAAGAAATAAAAGAATATGCAGACTACGAAACTAATGTATCAACATTAGATGGAGTAATGCAAAAAAGAATTCAAAAACTCAAAGAATTAGTATTTGGAAAAGGACTAAAGATAGCAATCATAAATTACGAATCAACATGGAGAATGTTTGATGAACTCAAAGAGTGGTCTCCAGATTTAATAATTTGTGACGAATCACAGAGAATAAAGAACCATACTGCAGCACAGAGTAAAGCAATGCATAAGTTGGGGGATATAGCCAAATACAAAATGATATTAACAGGAACACCAGTACAAAACAATCCATTAGATTTATTTAGTCAATATAGGTTTTTAGATAAAACTGTATATGGTACAAGTTTCTATGCATTCAAAAACAGATATGTGAGAATGGGTGGATATGGTGGACACGAAATAATAGGGTATATAAACCAAGATGAACTTATAGAAAAAGCACATAGCATTGCATATAGAGTAACAAAAGATGAAGCACTAGACCTACCAGAACAAATAAGTACAGTAAGATATTGTGAATTAGAACCTAGTGCAAGGAAATTATATGACAGACTCAAAAGAGAAAGCTATATGGAATTACAGCAAGGGGAAATAACTGCTACAAATGTTCTAACAAAGACATTAAGATTAAGACAAATAACAGGTGGATTTATTAACAACGATGATGGAGAAACTCAAATAGTAAGTAATGCTAAACTAAATGCTTTGGAAGAAATAATAAATGATGTAGTTATTAATTCAAATAAGAAACTAGTAGTATTTGCAGTTTTTGTAAATGAAATAAAAGCAATACGAAAACTAATAGAAAGCAAAGGAATAAGGTATAGTTGGATAGCAGGAGAAGTAAAAAAAGAAGATAGAGGTGCTATGGTAAGTGACTTTCAAGAAAATGATGATGTCAAAATATTTATAGCACAAACACACACAGCAGGATTAGGAATAACTTTAACTGCGGCCGATACAGCCGTGTTTTACAGTTTAGATTTCAACTATGTAGATTACACTCAAGCATTATCTAGACTACACAGACTAGGTCAAAAAAATAAAGTTAACAATATTCATTTGCTAACAAAGAATGCAATAGATGAAAAACTTATTGCTGTATTAGAAAAAAAAGAAGATATAGCCAAGACAGTTGTAGATGACTGGAGAAAATTTTTTGAATAAAAGGAGAAATGTAAAATGAACAAATATAAAGTAGGAGATATGGTAGAAATAAAAAAAGGAGATAGAGCAATAATCGTAGATTTTGAAAACGATGAGGCGATAATATTTAATCTGTCAAAGATGCATCCAGGGAAAATCGAAGTCAAAGATATTAAGAAAAAAGTATGTGAGCCTAATTGTAAAGTCGTAGTAGAGAAAGTTAATACAAAAGAAAAAAACACAGAGTTAGAACAAGAAGACTTATTAACAAGAGTTAGTGAAGTAGAAGAAAGTGTAGAAAGATTAGAAAATGCAATGTTTTACCAAGGAGAAAAATTAGAAGAATGTTGTGTCAAAGTAGTTGAAGAATTACAAAAAATAATTAATATAATAAATACTTATATCGAAGAAACGAAAGAAGAAATAGAAGTAGAATAAGGTCCTTTCCTGCTCCTTCACAAAAGAGGGAGGGATATTAATGAACAAAGAATTGATGGTCGAGGCAGAGTTTCTGTCTCACCTAAAAGATAATAAAGCAACTATAGAGGAAGAACTAAAGCAAATAAAGAAACAAATAGACCAACAGGAACAGAAACTTGTAAATATGATGGTGGATCAAGAAATACAAAGTTTCAAAGGGAATAATGGAATAACATATTCATTAAAGACAATGGTAGCCCCAAATGTTCTTGCAGAAAACAAACCAGAACTAATAAAAAGGCTAAAGGAAAATGGACATGCAGGAATAGTAAAAGAAGATGTTAATGCCCAAACATTTAAGGCATACATAAAGGAAATGGGCTGGGAAACAAATGAAGAACTTCCAGAATTCCTAAATGATATTGTTACTATATTTGAAAAAACAACAATAGGTACAAGGAGGAACTAAAATGGCAGAAATAATTTTTATAATTTGTATGGCACTAATATGCCTACGAATATTGAGTAGCATAGATAAACAAAAAGAGTTAGAAATAATGAGATTAAGAAAAGAGATAAAAAGATTAGGAGGTAATTACTATGAGCAAAGAAATGGCTTTAACCAACAATCAAGAAAAATTCATAATACCGACAGAGGATAATGAAATCCCAATAGATGAGTTAGATGGATTTAATCTTTCATTTGACAAAATTAAAATACCAGCAGGAGGAACAACCGCATTTGAAATACCATCAGATGATCCTGACAATCCAGACATAGAAAAAGAACTAAAAGTGATAATAATAGACCAGTATGCTGTAAATGCATATTACAAAGAAGCATATGATGGAACAGAAGTTGCACCAGACTGTTTTTCAAATGATGGACATATGGGAATAGATAAATACGGGGAAATATGTAACTGTGACTCTTGCCCAAATAATAGATATGGTTCAGCAATAGATGGACTAGGAAAAGCGTGCAAGAATATGAGAAAAGTTTTCATCATAAGAAGCGGGGATAATTTTCCAATGCTATTAACATTGCCAGCAACTAGCATAACACCTTTTGGTAAATATCTACAAAGAATTGTTACCAAAGGATTAAGACCTTGTGATGTAGTAACAAAAATAGCATTAAAAAAAGCAGAAAGTAAAGGTGGAATTACATATGCACAAGCAACATTTAGTCTAGAAGAAATATTAGCACCAGAAATAAGAGAACAGGTAAGAAAGTATGTCAAAGGAATGAAAAAGAACACCAGAGCAGCAAAAGTCGAAGAATATACAGAGGAAAATACACAAGATACTGATTTGCCTTTCTAAAAAATAAAGAAAGGGGTAATTTGCAATGAATACAGTAGACATTGACACAAAACTAAACTATGAAAGAGAATATGGAAAATATCTAAACAACATAAAAATAAAGGGCAATTCAATTCAAGCAAATTGCCCTTTTCATAAAAATGGAAATGAAAAAAAACCTAGTTTCTCTGTAGATTTAAAGACAGGACAATATAAATGCTTTGCTTGTGGAGAAGAAGGTAATTATATAAATTTTGTTTCAAAAATGAAAAATATAGGAACAAAGGATGCGGCCAAGGAAATATATAAAGAAATTGGTGTAGATAATGTAATCCCAATAGAAGAATATACAGTCAGCACATATTCAAAAGAAAAGAAACTACCAGAAGAATGGCTAAAAGAAGAATGGGGGTTAAAAAACTTAAAACACTATATTGGTATCCCTTATTTCAACAAAGAAAGAAAACTAATAGGCACTAGAAAAAGAGGTGCAAATAAAGATTTTAAATGGAATCAAAACTCAAAACTTTGGTTATATGGAATACAGAACATCGAGAAAATACTGCAAAAGGAATATGTAGTATTAGTAGAAGGAGAAAGTGACACACATACTTTGTCCTATTATGGTATACCAGTTTTAGGAGTACCAGGAGCTAGCACATTTAATTCTAGTTGGGTAGAAGATATAAAAGCAGTAAAAAGAATTTACATACACCATGAAAATGATATGGGTGGAGATACATTTGTAAAAGCCGTTTGCAAAGGTTTATTAACAGCAGAATATCAAGGGGAAGTATATCAAATTGAGTGTGCATCTGCAGGAGTAAAAGATCCATCAGAATTACACATAAAAAGGCAAAATGATTTTGAAACTATATGGGAAAACATCGTAGCAAGTAGGATACAACTGGAAATAGAAAGAGTAGTAAATAAGCCAGAGATAGTCATTCCAGGAGCCCCTATTCAACCGAGAATGCCCACAGGATGGTTTGTAGATGAAAGTGGAGTATATGCCCATAGCGATAAAATGGGAGGAAATGTGCTCGTTTGTGCAACACCAATACTAATAAATAGTAGAGTAAAAAGTCTAGAAAGCAATGAAGAAAAAATAGAAGTCACATATTACATAGATAAAAAATGGCACTTTTCAATATATCCTAGAAGCACAATATTCCAATCAAGAAACCTACCAATACTTACAGATATAGGAATCGCAATAACAAGTGAAAATGCAAAGAAAATGGTCACATTTTTGGATGCATTATTTGCAGAAAATAAAGATACATTACCGATAAAAAAGACAGTAACACAACTGGGCTGGCATGGCAATAAATTTTTGCCATGCATACCAGGAGATATAGTTCTAGATGTAGATAGTAATTCAAAAAAATGTGTGGATGGTTTCCAAGAAAGCGGCACACTTGAAGAATGGGTAAAAGCAATAAAACCATATAGATACAATAATATTTTTAGAGGAATGATGGGTGCATCTTTTGCAGCAACTCTGTTCAAAGACATTGGACACAGGACAGTATTTTTCCATTTATGGGGTGACTCTAGAATTGGAAAAACAGCAGCACTTAAAGCAGCACTATCACCTTGGGGTGACCCAGAATCATTAATGGTATCATTTAACGCAACAAAAGTAGGGCTAGAAAGAAGGGCAACATTATTCAATGACTTACCAATTGGAATAGATGAAAAACAAGTTGCAGGAGATAATCAAGGATTTATAGATAATATGATATATATGCTTGGTGCAGGTAGCGGAAAATTAAGAGGAAATAAAACAGGAGGAACTCAAGCTGTTGGTAATTGGAGAAGTTTTATATTAACAACAGGAGAAGAACCAATAAGCACAATGACATCACAGACAGGAATTATAACCAGGGTTTTAGAAGTGACGGGAACACCATTTTATTCCACAGATGAAGCCGCCAAAATGCACGAAATAAGTGAAAATTATCATGGGACAGCGGGTAAAAAGTTTGTAGAAGAATTGATAATAAAGTATCCAAAACGAAATGTACTTAAAGAACAATATAAAGATATTGTAGAAAGATTAAAAAAAGATACTGAAAATAAAATAAGTACACACATTACAGCAGTAGCTACAATCATTTTAGCAGATATGCTACAAAGTGAGTTCCTATTCCATGATGAAAAAAGCACAATAGAAGAAAGAAGTTATGAAATGGGTCTTGATTTATTAAATAGGCTATCAACAGCAACAGAAAGTGATATTGTAGAAAAAGCATATGAATTCATACACAGTTGGGTAGTAAGTAATAAGAAATCATTTGAAACAATAGATGCTAGAGGAATATCACAGAATATAACATATACACACGAAAGGTATGGCATTATAGACAGAGGAATGTACTACATATTACCACACATTTTACAATCGGTATTAGAAAAACAAAAGATAAGTTATAGAAAGGTACTAAAGGGATTAGCAGATAGAAATTATATAGAAAAAGATAACCAAGGAAGAAATCTTGTAACAAAGAGATGGGATGGACAAACACAAAGATTTATAGCATTTAAAACAGATATGAAAGAGTGTCCATTTTAAAAAAAATGTGTGATGTGTAACGCAGGTGTAACGGAATGTGTGACAGCAAAAAGCAAGTGGCTCTAAAGAACATATAAAATGTAACACAAATCACACATAAAATGTAAATTTTATATATAGGCAAAAAAAGAAAAATAACAAATTAATATTTTTTTTATTTTAATAATATATAAGTAAAAAAATGTGTGATGTGTTACAAATATACTCAAAGTATTGAAAAATAGGGAAAAAAGGCGTTACACTTTGTCACACCTGTTACACATAAAAGAAGGGAGTGACAGAGATAACAGATGAATTAAGACAATTATTGATGAAAAAAAGAACTGCAGAAGGGCTATCAGAAGTACAATTCAAAACATGGAAATCAAAATATGATGCAATAGTAGATAGAATCATAGAAATCGAAAAAGAAAACAATATGCCATTTGATGAAAAGAAAGCAGATGAACTAATCGAATACATGGTGCTACACGGACCAGGATACCTAGACAATAAGCAAATTGATTTTTTGAATGAGAATCCAAGTATAGATGAAAAATATGGAATGCAGTTGTTTGAAATAGAAAGAGTTTTTAATGAAAAAAGGAGTATAACCGAACTCGAAAAAGAAATAAGAAAATATGTCGAGATTTGGAAGGAGATAATGGAAAAGTCAAAAGGGTAAATAAGTGAAAAAAGGATGATTTTTTATGAAATTATTAAGCTTATTTACTGGAATAGGTGCATTTGAAAAAGCACTAAAAAATCAAAAGATAAAATATGAACTAGTAGGATTTAGTGAAATAGATAAATATGCAGTAAAGAGTTACTGTGCAATACATAATGAAACAGAAGAACTAAACCTAGGAGATGTAAGAGAAATACACTTTGTAAATGCAGAAGGGAAAATAGATATGATGACATGGGGCTTTCCGTGTCAAGATATATCAGTTGCAGGCCGCCTAAAAGGAGTAACAGAAGGAACAAGAAGCGGGCTATACTACCAAGGAATAAGAATACTAAATGAAACAAAGCCTAAATATTCAATAATTGAAAATGTAAAAAACCTAACAAGCAAAAGATTCAAAGAAACATTTGAAATGATATTGAATGATTTAGAAAATGCAGGATACAACAGTTACTGGAAGGTGCTAAATGCAAAGAACTATGGAATACCGCAAAACAGAGAAAGGGTTTTCATTGTAAGTATTAGAAAAGACATTGATGATGGAACATTTCAATTCCCAGAACCATTTGAAAGTGAAAAAAGACTAAAAGATGTTCTGGAAAATGAAGTGAATCAGAAATACTTTTTATCAGAGAAAATGATTCAAGGATTTATTGCTAATAGAACTGAAAACGATAGTAGGAACATAATAGAAGCGGGAAACCTAAATAATAAAGGATGGTATAGGTCATCAAATAAGGTATATTCAGAAAAAGGAATAGCACCTACAATAACAGCAATGCAAGGTGGAAATATAAAACCAAAAGTAGCAGTAGAAAGAATCGGTGGTATTTTTGATAAAGACGGAAAAAGACACCAAGCAGGAAGTATATACGACAAAGAAGGCATAGCACCAGCAATTGACAGTATGCAAGGCGGATATAGACAACCAATGGTGGATGTAATAAATGCAACAAAGAAAGGATATGATACGGCAAAAGAAGGAGATAGCATAAATATGTCATATCCATATTCAAATAAGAAAAGAGGCAGAGTAGGACATGGCGTAGCACAGACATTAGATACAACTTGTAGACAAGCTACACTAGTAAAAACCAATAAAATAATGGTAGAGGGAAACTGTTTCCCAAGCAAGCACGAAGCAGGCAGAATAGTTTCCGAAAATGGTATATCGCCAACAATAAAAGAAAACCACGGAACAGTAACTGCAGTAATGAAAAACACATATCCAGAATATCGAATAAGAAGATTAACACCACTTGAATGTTGGAGATTGATGGGGTTTGATGATACAGATTATTATAAAGCTAAAGAAATAGGAATGTCTGACACGCAATTATATAAACAAGCTGGGAACTCAATAGTAGTAAATGTACTTGAAGAAATACTAAAAAATCTACTAAAGGAGGACAAGCAATGCTAGAAAATACATTACAAAGAAAAATCCAGAAATTCCTCAAGGATAACTTACCAGGTGCAATGGTATGGAAAAACCACGGAAATCAATATTCAGTAAAAGGGTTGCCAGATTTGATGTGTATGTATCAAGGGAAAATGATATGCATCGAGGTAAAAATAGAAGGAAATAAGGCAACAGAATTACAGCAAGCAACACTAAAGAAACTAGCGGATGCTGGGGCAATAGTGTGTGTAGCATACAGTATAGAAGATGTAAAAAAGATGTTGCTAAAGAACAAAATATTGGAGGGTAATTAAGGATGAGAATAGATAAAAAGGTATTTGATTATATAGATTATGAACTAACAAATTATAAATTTTATGAACAAAAGATAGAGGACTTAAAAAAGGAAATTATAGATTCCAGTCCTAACCCTCCAGATGGTCAGCCAAAAGGAAATGCCCTAACAAACCCTACACTAGATAAAGTAATAAGATTAACTACACCAATGGCAATATATAGAATGGAATATAACAAAGAATGTATAGAAAGAGCTCTGGAAAAACTAGATAAATATCACAATGAATTCTTTGGAAAAAACTATATAGAAAACAAGGGCAATAACAAAATAGGAGTATGCTATGAACTACATATATCAGAAAGAACATACTATAGGATGAGAAGGAAAATAGTAGAATATGTAGGCAGAGAAATGGGATTAATATAATCAATAATTAACAGCATACTTAAATGCACAGTTTATAAATCTTACAAAAAGGTATCCTAACAGATATAATATACACAGTAAAATGTTAGGAAGTGTAATAAGAAAAATGGGAATGTTAGATAATTTTGTAATAAGAGAAAGCTTACTACAAAGAACAGTAAATGTAGAAGATGAACTATTCGAAAAATTAGAAAAGTTGGCACTACAATTCAATGACTGTTCTGTAAGTAAAATAATAAATGCAGCGATAGTAGATTTTGAAGATAAAAACTATCCAACAATAGAACTGGGGAAAATAGGACCAACATCAAAGCATTCAGTAGCATTTAGAGAACCAGTATTAAAAAGCCTAGAAACAATGGCAAAAAAATATAGTGCATATAAATATGTAATATTAAACATTGCTATTCGTGAAGGGATAGAAATATTAGAAAATAAATTAAAATAGAGGACAATGAGTCCTCTATTATTTTACTTGAGTTGCTAAAATTAAAAATTTTTTATCATCATTTGTAATAAGTGTCAAAGCTTGTGAATCAATTTCAGTATGAAAATCATCACGAATAAATAATTCCTTAACAGGAGATTCCTGTTCGTTAGGATAAGAGTCAACTAAAACTGACCTCAATTCTTTCTCGATAATTTCCATTAAAAATTTTGAATTAATAACCACCAAGAACACCTCCTAAATTATAAATATTGAATAACATCGTTATAGCAAGTCTGTGCCATAATTTTTTCTAAAAGATTAGAATCCAAAGAATCCCTGTCATCAAAACTTTTTGGTAGTTTTAATTTTCTAAAGTAACCATAAAAATAGCCTTTTTCCTTGCCAAATTCTTTGTCAAAACTATCTCCACATTTTTTTTCAAGAACGCATTTCTTCCAAATTTCAAAAACTTCATCGTATGAAAATTCTCTAGAATCAATAAGACCAGCAGAAATAGTATTAAGATATTCGATAATATCCTTGCCAGATGTTTCTACAAATTCCTTGCCACAGAAAAAAACTGTGTTCTTGGTATTATAAATCGTACCAGCAAATTTATTTTTTTTGTAAACATTGGCATATTTGCCATCTGCAGATAATTTGAATACAATCCCCATTTTTTCTAAATTTTGAAAATCCTTGATAGATAGCATAGTTCATACCTCCTTAAAACATTTTTCGTATTGTAGCTTACTATTGCTTATTTATCAAGTCTTTTAGGGAATTACTTCCAAAATAAAAAAGAATATGATATAATGCAAAAAAAAGAATTTTAGAGGTTTAAATGAATATAAAAGAGAAGAACGAAATAAACAAATTATTTGAAGAATTTAAAAATGGCAATAAAGATGTGTTAGAAGAAATATATAATAAATATCAAAAAGTAATTTATGGCATAGCTTTTGGTATATTAAAAAACAAAGATGATTCTGAAGACATTGTTCAAACAGTATTTATAAAACTTCATACATTAGAAAAATCAAAATTACCAGAAAACAATATAACATCCTGGATATATACATTAACTAAAAATGAAACATTGCAATTATTAAAAAAGCAAAAAAATAATATTGATGTAGATTCAATATATGATTTAGAAGATACAAATAGCGAAATAAATAAATTAATAGATAAAGAAACTTATAATAAAATGATAAGCAAATTAAGCTCTAAAGAAAAGGAAATTGTTTCATTAAAAATAATTTCAAATCTATCATTTGAACAAATAAGCCAATTACTAGGAGAAAAGACAGGAACAATAAAATGGAGATATTATAAAGCAATTTATAATTTAAAATTAATAATGAGCAACTTATCAATGTCTATTGTTACATTTATAATAGGTCTTTCAACATTTAAACAAGCAAAATCATCTCCAGCAATAGAACAAGAACAAAAAGAACCAGAACAAGATGTTACTAATAATCAAACAAGTGAATCGCAAGGAGAAGAGAATGATGAAGGATTAAAATCAGAATTACAAGAAACTCAAAATACTACTAATAAATATCAAGATGATACAGAGAATATAATTATTGAAGAGCCAGACAATACAGAAAACATAATAATTGAAGAACCTATAGTTCATCAACATTTAAACTATGTAGGAGCAGGATTTTTAAGTATATCATTTATATTTTTTATAGCAACAATTGTAATTATTTTAAAAAAATACCAACTAAAATTAAGAAAAAAATCATCTAAATAATAGAAAGGGAAAAAGGTGGTTTTATGAAAAAGAAAATATTTATTGTAATTTTAGCAGTATGTCTAATCGCAATTATAATTTTTGGAATGTATGTAACAGATAGAATCAGAATGAAGAATAATAAACCAGTAGTATTTAGCACATGGGGGTATCAGTATGTGCCACCAATTTCAGAAGATGAAATACCAGTAGTTATAATAAGAGATAATAAAATTCAAAATGAATATTTAATAGATGAATTCATTGAAAAAACTGACTACACAAAAAATGATAGTCAAGAATTAAATATATTACAAGATGGTAAAAAAATTAAAATAACATATACACCTGGAGAATATGCAAAAGAATACAAAAAAAACAAGGATGGAGAAACTATAAATTATACTGCACCATTAGGGGATGGAACATTTGAAAATAGACAAAAAGTATATGGATATTACACATTAATAAAAGATGATGAAGAACCTTTAAAATTTGCATTACAAGACCACCACATTGCAAGAATAATAGATGGTAATAATGTGGTTTTACATTTTGAGGCACCTTTAATTGAATATATTGAAATTCCTAATATTTGTAGCTATAGTGTGGAATCGTCAGATTATAGTAAAAAATATATTTTAACATATAGCCAAAGAAAAGATTTAGGAATAAAAGAAATATATGATGCAGGAGATTATAAAATAAAAACATTTGGCGGAGATGTGTCAATTATAATTCCAGGAGGAGATGCAGTATATACATTAGAAGATGCATTAAATCGAAAAGTTATTACACCAGAAGACATACTTGCTCAAGTAAAAAAAGATTTAAAATACGGAGTTTGCATGGATGGAATGTATAGTGATGGTGGAAGTATAGAATATTGTTATTATGGAGAAAGTGATAATCAATATACTATATTAAAACTAAATACATTGGATGGAGAAAAAGATTTAGTAATTGGAATGGGTGGACCAATTCTAAATTCATATAATAAGAATAAATAGTAATTTGCCAAAAACACCAAAATATGTTAAAATATAAGTAGATATTGTAAAAGAGCAAAGTAAACGAAAGTTTATGACGCAAAGCCATAGGTCTAAAAGCATATATGCTTATGATAGCTAGGTTGCACAAAAGAGGAGGTAATGTATATGAAATTATGGAAAAAAATTTTAATAATAGTCTTAATTTTATGTGCAATATTAGCAATATTTATTGTTAGAAAACTTATAATAATAACAAATCTTGTAAATGAATCTAAGGAATATACTAATAAAACTAATTATCTTGCAATAGTTCAATCTCTTCAAAACGGTAATGTAAATATGGCAAAATCTTATAATAAAGATGGGAATTATTTAAATACAATAAGAACTTTTGGAAAAAATGTTCCAGATGAAAGAGGACTTATTAAATACAAAAAAGATAATGAAGAAATAGGAATTATATATTCAGGACAAGAAAAGATTGCTATACTAAACGAAACAGTTTTGGCAAATATTAGTGTTGTAAATATGTTTGCTACATTTGATAGCTTTTTACCACGATTACAACTTGCAGCAATGTCAAAAATTACAACAGACAATTATGGAGATATTGAATGTTACTTAATAGAGCTAGATAATTGGAAAATGTGGGTAGAAAAAGACACAGGATTAATAATAAGAGAAATAAATGGTGGAATGGTATCAGAAAGATTTTATGAATTTGATATTGTAAAAGATGAAGATATTATAAAACCAGATATATCAGATTGCAAAATACAAGAATAATTGAAAAAAATAAAGACAGATAGTTGAGATTATCTGTCTTTTGCTATATAATTTAAATGTCATAGACATCATAAAACTTGATAAAAAAGGTGAGAATTAATGGATAAAAAACTATGTTGGTTAAAAAGAATTGTGATAGTATTGTTGGTAATATTTATATTGAGTGAATGCGTTTTTTTTGGAATCAATTTTATAAATAAATATAAAATTGCAGAAATGTTAAGAATAAAAAGTGTTACAGATTTTTTTGTAATAGGATTGTATGATCCAAACGGACCTGGTTCTGACCATGCGTTAACAATAAAATTTATAATATCTTCTGATGCGTATGAAAGAAATGAATTAAATTATTATTTAGGGAAGAAAAAGATTTTTTTAAATTATTATAAGTATATGTATCAAGATATTACATATGATAGAACAAAAATAAAGGAATTCAGAGAATTAAGAGATGATAGAATTCGTCTTGAGAAAAATACCATAGTATTAATTTTGTTAATATTTGCATTTAAAAAAATACAATTAAAAGAAAAAGCAATAAAAAAATAATACGATGGCAAAAACATGGCAGAAATTAAACCAAAAAATGTGCTAAAATAATAGTGTGAAGGAGCAGGAGAAATCTTGTTCTTTTTTTTCTGTTTATGCTTTGCTTCTCAAATAAAGGATGCTAGGAAACTAGTGTCCTTTTTATTTGGGAAAAAAGTAAGAACATAATTAAATACCCTTTTGACCTCATAAAGGTTCAGAGCTAGATAGTAGAATTCCCAAATAAACTACTATCTAGCACATACTCCTTATGTAGCAATAAGGGAATATAGAAGAAAAGAAGGAATACATATGGCACAGAAGAAACTACATGTATGTAACAAGCTAGGATGTAACAACCTAACAAGGAACCGCTTCTGTGAACTACACAGGTACATAGAAAAACAAGAAAAGAAAGCAATAGATAGGAGATACAACCAAGCAAGAACAGATGACAAAGAGCAGGCATTCTACAAGACACAGGGATGGAAGGTAGTAAGAAAGAAAGCACTAGCAAGGGATGAGTATCTATGCCAAGACTGTAAGAAACTAGGACAGATAGTACCTGCAGTAACAGTACATCATATTATACCAATTAAAGAGGAATGGTCGTTAAGATTAGTAATAGAAAATATGGTGTGCCTATGCGAATCGTGTCATCAACAAAGACATAGAAAACTAAATGAAGCACATACAAAACAAAAAATAATAGTTGTAAAACAAACAATAAAACAGAACATAAAAATCTGTATAGATGAGATAAATAAAGCAACAGAGCCCCCACACCTAAATCTCTACAACATCAGTAGGGGGAACGGCGAGGGGAGCTCTGTAAATAATTTCGGGAAATAGGTAAGGGGGGCCTATTTCTCATCTTCCGTTCTTTCGAGAGTTAAAGCAGCCATTAAAAAATTAGCAGCAAAATGGATACCCTCTTCGTAACTAGCAGCAGTATGTATGTCTAAAAGTTCATCATAAGCATCAGAAAGTTCTGCAATAAGAATTGAAGAATCTTTGTCGACTACATCGTAAAGCTTATTTTTCAAGGCCTCAACTTGATTGAATAGTGCTTGAGCCTCTTTATTTTTGTCTAGAGTTTTACTAGGCTGATAGTTGCCATAATACAAATCTTTTAAAAAATATTTATCCATAGTTTCGGACACCTCCGAAACTGTTATAACTTAATTAATAAAAAAATACAAGTAAAATAAAAAAAAAAAGGAGGAAAAAACATGATGTATATAACAAGTGAATGTGTAACAAAAGGACATCCAGATAAAGTATGCGACCAAATATCAGATGCCATAGTTGATGAATGCTTAAGACAAGATAAGTATTCAAGAGTAGCAGTAGAAACTGCAGTTACAACCCAATATGTATTAATAATGGGAGAAGTAACAACAAAAGCCAAAGTAGATTATGAAGCAATAGCAAGAAGGGTAATAAAAGACATCGGATATGATGATGAAACACTAGGATTTGATTATAAGAATTGCAAAATAGATGTGAAAATACATGAACAATCTCCAGATATTGCAGGAGCTACAAGTGAAGAAAAACTTGGAGCAGGGGACCAAGGGATAATGTTCGGATATGCTTGCGATGAAACTATGACATATATGCCAATAGCAATGTACTACGCAAAAGAGTTAGCAAAACAACTAACAGAAGTAAGAGAAAAAAACATTATAGGATACCTAAAACCAGATGGTAAAACACAGGTAACAGTAAAATACGATGACAATGGAGATGTTTCAATAGATAAAATAGTAATATCAACACAACATGCAGAAGGTATAGAAAAAGCAACAATGGAAGCGGATATATTAGAGCATGTTATAAAACCAGTTATACCAAGGATGCATTTAGATATATTCAATCCAGAAATAATAATAAATCCATCAGGAAATTTTGTGATAGGTGGACCAGCAGGAGATAGCGGACTAACTGGAAGAAAAATAATAGTCGACACATATGGTGGATACTGTCCACATGGCGGCGGTGCATTTAGTGGAAAAGACCCTACAAAAGTAGATAGGTCAGCGGCTTACATGGCAAGATATATAGCAAAGAAAATAATCAGTAGGGAATGGGCAAGCAAATGCCTAGTGCAAATCGCCTATGCAATAGGAATAGAAAAACCAATTTCATTAAACATAAATACATTTGGAACAAATACTAGATTTTCAGATGAAGAATTAAAAGATATTGTTCTAGAAATATATGACTTAACACCAAAAGGAATAATAGAATTCCTAGAATTAAGAACGAATCTAATATATGAAGAACTAGCATCAAATGGACATATGGGAAATATGAAAGCAAAATGGGAGAAAGTAGATGATTAAAAATGGAATTTAAAAGCATAAACATAGCAGAACTTAAGCCTGCAGAATACAATCCAAGAATAGACTTAAAGCCAGGAGATAAAGAGTTCGAAAAGATAAGAAAAAGTATTGAAGAATTTGGATATGTAGATCCTGTAATTATCAATAAGGATGGAACAATAATAGGAGGACATCAAAGATATAAAGTCCTAAAGGATATGGGATATACAGAAATCCAATGCGTAGTAGTAGATGTAGATAAAGAAAAAGAAAAAGCCTTAAACATAGCACTTAATAAAATATCTGGTGACTGGGATAAAGACAAACTAAAAGTGCTATTAACAGAATTGCAAGGTATAGGACTAGCAGACATTACAGGGTTTGATATTGCAGAACTAGGAATGCTAGGAGTACAAGAAGAAGTAATAGAGGATGACTTTGATTTAGAAAAAGCCCTACAAGAAGAAAAAGCAAATATTCAGTTGGGAGATATCATACTACTAGGTAGACATAGATTAATATGTGGAGATAGCACAAATGTAGCAGATGTACAAAGATTAATGAATGGAAAACAAGCTGATTTAATTATAACAGACCCACCATATAATGTTAATTACCAATCAGATACCACAGGAATGAAAATAATGAATGACAATATGGAAGAAGATGAGTTCGAAAAATTTTTAATAGATGCACATAAATGTATGTATGAATTCTCGAGGGAAGGAGCACCAATATATGTGTTCCATTCAGATGTAGGAGGCTTTTCATTCAGAAAAGCATTTGTAGAAGCAGGATTTAAAATGGCAGAATGTCTGATATGGTTAAAAAATCAGTTTGTACTTGGCCGCCAAGACTACCAATGGAAGCACGAACCTATATTGTATGGGTGGAAGGAAGGCAACGCACATACTTGGTATGGAGGTAGAAGTCAATCTACAGTTTTTGAAACAGATATAGATGAACTTAAGAAAAAAAGCAAAAAAGAATTGCTAGAATTAATAGAAGAATACCAAAAAGGAATACCAACTAGTGTAATAGAGTACGAAAAACCTAAAAAAAATAAATTGCATCCTACAATGAAACCATTAGGACTACTAGGAATACTAATGCAGAATAGTTCTGCAAAAGGAGATATAGTTCTAGACTTATTTGGTGGAAGCGGTAGCACACTAATGACTGCAGAAAAATTAGATAGAACTGCATACCTAGTAGAACTTGATCCAATATATTGTGATGCAATAACAAAAAGATATATACAAGAAAAACAAGATACCACAGATATAAAAATTATAAGAAATAACAAGGAATACACATATAACGAAATATTTAAGTAGGGGGAAATAATATGGCTACACCAGGAAGAAAACCAAAGCCTACTCAAATGCACATATTAAATGGCAATCCCTCAAAAATTAGATTAGAAGATAGAATAGGAAAAGAGGTTAAGGCAAAAGAATATGGACCAGGAGAATATCCAGAAGCACCTGAGTGGCTAGATGAAATCGCAAAAAAGGAATGGAATAGAGTTGCACCGATACTTGCAGACTGTAAATTGCTAACAGAATCGGATGTAAAAGCATTAGAAGCATATTGCAAATGTTGGAGTAGATATGTAGAGGCAGAAAGACAGATGGATGAAATAGGAAGTACAATATTCCAACCAAATCAAAAAAGTAAATACATACAACAGTTGCCACAAGTGGCTATTGCTCAAAAATACTTGAAATTATGCAAGGACTTTATGACAGAGTTCGGACTAACACCGAGCAGTCGTGGAAGAATGCAATTGCCAGGCGAACAAGATGAAGATGAAATGGAATCTTTGTTTAGGAAGGCGATGCATTAATGTATGATGAACAAAGAGCAAAAAGAGCAGTAGACTTTGTAAAACTATTAAGGAATACACAAGGAGAATATGCAAAACACCCATTCAATCTAATGCCATTCCAAGAAAAAATGATAAAAGACATATTTGGAACAGTAAATGAAGAAGGCTTTCGAGAAATTCGTGAGGCCTTTATTTTTTTACCAAGAAAAAATGGTAAAACAGAGTTAATTGCAGCACTTGTGCTCTATTGTTTATTTATGGATGATGAGTATCGGGGCTGAAATATATAGTGCAGCAACATCAAGGGAACAAGCAACCAAAGTATATCAGGCTTGTTGTGCAATGATACGAATGAATCGAGCATTATCAAGCAGATGCAAAATCATAGAATCACAAAAGAGAATAGTAAGATATGACACAAACTCATTTTATAGAGCAATTTCTGCAGAAGCGGGAACGGCTCATGGATTTAACGCACATGTAGTAATTTATGATGAAATACATGAAGCACCAAATAGAGAACTATACGATGTATTAAAAACATCAATGGGAGCTCGTAGGCAACCACTTTTCATAAGCATAACAACTGCTGGAGCAGATACAAACGGAATATGCTACGAATTATACAATTACTCAAAAATGCAAATAGATAAGAAAAACAGAGGGGAAGAATATGACAAAACATTCTACCCAGTAATATACGAAGCACCTGCAGATGCAGACATATGGGATGAAAAAGTGTGGTTCGCTGCAAATCCAGCATTAGGGGTGTTTAGAAGTCTTGAAGAATTTAGACAGACAGCTATAAGAGCAAAGGAAATACCATCTCTAGAAGCAGGATTCCGAAGATTATACCTAAATCAATGGGTAAACTCGGATGTTGCGTGGATGAATATGAGTAAATGGCATCTGTGCAATGACTTTATTCCAGAATCAAAACTGTTAGGAAAAGAATGTTATTGCGGTCTCGATTTATCTGCAACAACAGACTTAACATCAGTAAACCTAGAATTTAGGTTAGAGGATGGAAGATACGCAATGCTTTCACATAGTTTCATACCAGAAAACAGAATACAAGAAAAAGAAAAAGTCGACAGAGTTCCGTACTCTGTATGGATAAAACAAGGATATATAACAGCTACACCAGGAGATGTAGTAGATTATGAATTCGTTAAAGCGTATATTAGAACGGCAGCAGTAAAATTCCAGATTAAAGAAATATGCTTTGACCCTTGGAATAGTACACAAATAGCAAATGACCTAGAAAATGAAGGGTTTTTAATGGTGTCAGTAAGGCAAGGGTATGCGACTCTTTCTGAACCAACAAAAGATATTTTAGCACTAGTATACCAACAAAAACTTATTCATAATCAAAATCCCGTGTTAACATGGGCAATTAGTAATTGTATCACTAGACAGGATCCAAATGGAAACATATGCCTAGATAAAGCAAAAAGTAAAAACAGAATAGACCCAGCAGCGGCAATGGTAAATAGCCATAGTAGAGCTAGACTGCTAGATACAACAATAGACTTAAATAAATTAATACTTGGAGATGAATTCTCGTTA